AACTGCCTCGCTTCATCCGCCACTGTCGGCGCTTCGGCATTTTTGCCCGCCCGCAGGCGGCGCACCGACGCGGCCGCGCCGCGCCTGACGACTGAACACTAACGACCGTTCAGTCCCAGCATCCGCAGCTTCGCCTGCGCTTTCTCCGCTCTCCGCTCTCCGCTCTCCGCGCTGCCGTCCGCTTTCCCGTCCAGCGCTTTCTTCGCCTTCTCGATCATCTCCGGCGTCAGCGTAAAGCCTCCGGCGGCGGCCGCCATCCTTGCGGTCTTCTTCGCCTCCGCCGGGCGTTCCTCCACGGCGTCGCAGAACCCGTTGGCCACGCAGTCCGAGGCGTTCATCCACGTTTCCGCGTCCATCAGCTTCAGCAGCTCCTTTTCGGTCTTGCCGGTCTTCTCCTCATAGGCGGAAGAGATGGTCCTGCCGACCTGCTTCAGCGCCTCCGCGGTGCGCTCCAGCTCGTGATAGTCGCCCCAGGCGCCGCCCTGCACGTTGTGGATCATCATGCACCCGGCAGGGCTGATCAGCGTCTTTTTCCCCGCGCATGCGATCACGGACGCCGCCGAAGCGGCCAGTCCCGTGATATGCACGGTCACGTTGCGGCCCCGCAGCTCGCTGTAGATCTCCGCCCCGGCGAACACGCTGCCGCCCGGGCTGTTGATATAGACGTCGATCTCCTCGCCGTCCTTCGCTTCCTTCAGCTGCTTGATGACAGCGCCCGGCGCCGTCGCCGGCGCGCCCCACCATTCGTAAAACCGGAGCAGCTCGTCCTCAACGATGTCGCCTCTCACGTCAATTCTCATGTTTTACCTCCCGTGATCTGTTTTTCTTCCTCGTTTTCCGGAGTATTTTTCCATGCAATATTCTGTATGGCTCTGTCTGCGAACCTGATTTTTTTCGGATCAACTTCATCAACAGTGCCATCTTCATATTCAACGATCCCGGCAGTCCATTTGATGAAACCGCCAGGGTGCCCTCCTATCATCGGCGATTCGTTTATTGCTGCCGCTCTTTCACTCCATTTGTGAAATATCGCTTTTTTACCTTCGACGTAACACGGCCTTTTTTCTGCTTTGATCACAATACTACTGTTCATTTTGATCCCCCCATATCGTTCGTCTTTTACAAAAACACGCACGATAAATCCGCAACCGTTTGCGATTTTGCAAAAACCGGCAGGGTGAACGCATGCAAGCCCCTGCCGATAACGGAGTATATCAAGCGGCGATGGCCGCGCCGCAGGATACCGAATCAATAACCGCCTTCGTACTCCATGAGCCAGTCTTTCAAGGCGGCGTGCGCTTTGGCGAAGCAGTATTTCATGTCGCTATGCTGCACCCGGACCAGCAGCACGTCGTTTCCTTCGTGGTCTGCGGTCGGGTAATCTCCCGCGCGTCCTTTTTTTCGTGATCTCGATGCACCAGTCCATGATCCTGCTCTGATATATGACAAGATGCAGCGGGAATCTTCTCCTCAATTCGTCATAAAACTCAAGAAAATCGGTCATCGTTTCCTCCTGATCTCTTTTTTAGCCTCTTTAACCGTGACTGATATAAAAAATCATATCCCGCACCTTGCTCTGTAAAGGATTGCCCGCGGTCTGGCCGCCGCGTGCGGCCGTCCTGTTTTCCTCGGCGCGTCCTTCTTCGTCGGTTTATACGCGCAGCCGCACCGGATCTCTTCCAGAACCATCGGCAGCAGCGCCGACAGCGCTTTCTCCGCTTCCTCGACCAGCGGCGCCAGCGTCTCCGCCAGCTTTTCCGCGCTTTCAAAAACCGCTGCCGCGATCTTTTCTGCCTGCTTGGCTAACGTTTCGCAGAACTCCCGCAGCGCGTCCGCCGGTCCATTCGATTCCGCATTCCGCATTCCGCATTCCGAACTATTCATCGTCCGTCCTGTCCTCCTTCGTTTCCGTTACCGCCGTATCCAGCCGGCGGATCGGCTGATCGCCGCCCTCCACCGGCGCCAGGTTAAACGTGGCGCGCCACTCGTTCGGCGTCAGCGCTCCCCGGTCCACCATGGCCACCAGCGCCAGCTTGGTGCCGATGCTGGCGGAATCCCACGCGGAGGCCTCAAACACGATCCGGTTGCCGAAGGCCCGCTCCCGGCGGGTGAACAGCTTGCGCGTGTACTCATTCCCCAGCGCGATCAGGACCGGCTCGATCTGCGCGTCGAAGTAAGCGTTCCATTCGTCCTCCGTCCGCTTCGACGTCACGATCTGCTCGTTGGTCGACAGCAGCGCGTAGATCCGCTGCGTTGCCCGGTCCATCTGCGCCGCGTTCGGCACGTACTCCTTGCTGTCAACCTGCTTCGCTTCAAAGGTGGCGTCCGTCGCCGCAACGCCGGTCGATTCCGACGTCTGCAGAAATGCCTCACTGAACGCTTTCGATTTTTCTTTGATGTCATCCGGATTCAGCGCCTTCGTGAATTTCAGCAGCCAGCGGATGACGGCTGAATTTTTCACCGCCGCCACGATCCCCTGATCGGTCGTCGAAATGACCTCCATCAGCTGCGTCAGCGCCGGCCCGATGGGCGAACCGTAGATATCGTCCTCGTAGTAATCGCGCCGGATATGAATGATATCCGCGTCCGGGAAGGTGAACGTCTTTCCGTTGACCATCGTGAACCTGTGCCACAGCGCGCCGTCCTCCGCGTAGATCGCCTCCACGCTGACGGCGTTCACCGGCAGGATCGTCTGCGGAAGCCCCGCTTCGTCCCGCAGGATCAGCGCGAAGGCGTTGCCGTTCAGGATCAGCTGCGAGGCCATCCGCTCCTGCAGCACCTGACCGCTCATATACGGGTTCGGTTCTTCCAGCAGAAAACGGATATAGGCGTCCGGGTTGACTTCGATCACCCGTTTTCCGTTCTTCAGCGTTTCATATAACTCTTTGCCGACAAGCTTTCCGACCGCCGTCACAAACGGCCGGATCGCCGACCGCACGATATCGCTCTGGTACAGCTTCCCGTTCCAGGCGTAAAAGCCGTTTCCGTGCTCTGTCATCATCTGCACGCTGCTCACCGTCCGCGTCCTTCTGACCGCGTTCCGCAGCCGCTCAAACCATCCCATCTTCTCACCTCACACTACGGCGCCCAGCGCCGTTTCAATTCTGAATTCCGAACTCCGCATTCCGCATTCACAGCAGCGTCTCATACAGCTCCGTTTCCCGCTCCATCTCCACCCACGCGTCCAGCAGCGCCGCGGTTCCGTCGATCCGGCGCGTCGGCTTGCTGGTCTTGATGGGCTGGATATTGCCGTTTTTATCCTCGTCCACGGCTGTGTTGGCGAGGTTCCATTTCAGGATCGGGTTGTTGTTATAGTTGATCAGCTTGGCCTGCAGTGCCGCCCCCATGTTCTGCATCGGCGCGGACAGCGTCTTCTTGCCCTGCACCACCGCCTCCGGCACGCTCGGCCCGAACCGGTTGTTCAGATCTTCGATGAAATACGTGGCGCTCCAGCTGTCGTATCCGATGTTCAGCAGCGTGATCCCGGTGTCGGTCTGGATCTCCTCGAACCATTCCGCCACCATCTTGTAGCTGATCTTCCCGCCTGGGCACAGCCGGACGAGGCCCTGCTGCTCCCACAGGTCATAAGGGATCCGGTCCTCCTTCACCCGCTGCTCCAGCCGGTCTTCCGGCAGCCAGAACATCATGAGCGCGTAATAATGCGGATCGTCCCTTATCCGGAAGAGAACCGCCGACGCCGTCAGGTCGGTGGTCTTGGAAAGGTCCACGCCGCCGAAGCCGTAACGCGGCTTCAGTTCTGTCACGCTGAAGGTGGCTGTGTTGTTAAGGTCCTCAAACGGCAGCCATGCTTCCGCGCTTGTCTCCCGGATATTGAACTCCTTGCAAACTAAATTCTTGACCAGCTGCGGGTTGGCCAGCGCCTTGGCGACCTTCTTGCGCAGCGTGTCCAGGTTCTTGATGGTGCCGAGGCCCGGGTTGGCCTTGATCCAGCAGCTCTCCTCCGTCCACTCGCTCCGGTTGTCCAGCTCGTAAATGATCGGGAGGAACTGCTCATCGTGATAGCCGTTTTCGTCTTCGTATCCGTTGATGACCTTTTCGGCGTACTCATATTCCGCGTCGTAGATATCCTCACGGATCACGCCCGCGGTGGTGGTGATGCAGATCAGCGGCTGCTCTCTGGCGCTGGTACCGTCCGCGATGATATCATACAGCGCCTTGCCGTTTTTCCACTGGTGTATTTCGTCCATCAGCGCGCCGTGGACGTTCAGACCGTCCAGCGTGTCGCTGTCGGAGGCCAGCGGCTTGAAGCTGCTCTCGTTCAGCTCGCTGACCATATCGCCCACGCGGCACTTGATATACCGCGCCAGCGTCGGCGACTTCTTCACCATCCGCACAGCCTCTGACCAGATGATCTTCGCCTGGTCTCTCTTTGTCGCCACGGCGAAGACGTCCGCGCCAGGCTCTCCGTCCGCGATCATCAGGTATAGCCCGATGGCGGAGGACAGCAGCGATTTTCCGTTCTTCTTCCCGACGATCAGCAGCACCTTCCGGTATTTCCGGCGGCCCTCGATATCGACGAAGCCGAAGATCGCCGCGATAAACGCCTTTTCCCACAGCTCCAGCCGCACCGGCTTTCCGCCGAATTTGCCCTTGCTGTGTTTGCAATATCTCTCAATAAAGTCAATGGCGTGCTGCGCCCTTGCTTCCGAATAAAACCACTCCGCGCCGCCAGCTTCTCCTGCCTCGATATCAGCCGCCAGCTTTGCGTAAACCTTTTTGATCTTCCGGCAGGCGTTGATTTCGCCCGACTGGATCTTCTCGTTATACAGCAGGATCCAGTTTTTGACCTTCCTGCCTTCCTTTTCCTCCCCGCCGTTTGTCGCCTTCTCGCTTTCCACGGCCTTCTTCGCGTCGCTCCCGGCCTTCTTCGCGTCGCTCCCGGCCTTCTCCGTGCCGCTCCCGGCCTTCTCCGCGCCGCTCCCGGCCTTCTCCGCGCCGCTCCCGGCCTTCTCCGCGCCGCTCCCGGCCTTCTCCGCGCCGCTCCCGGCCTTCTCCGCGCCGCTCCCGGCATCCTTAACCACGCCGGCGATCCTGTTGTTAGCTTCTACTGGTATCAAAAAACATCACGCCCGTTCACGAAGTCCCGGAATCCGTCTTTTACCTCGGTATTCTTTACCGGCTTCGGCAGCAGCTCGTTCAGCTGTTTGATGATTTTCTGATAGTTGGCGTTCATGGAATTGTAGACGTTGGCTGCCGGCCGCTGCCGTTCGTAGGGTTCCTGATCCTTTCCCTGAGCGAATAGCTCCGTTGTCCCGTTTATGTTGATATTGTCCGCCAGCTCCTGCAGCTGTACCCGCAGGAAGGCGGCCTGCTCGATCAGTCCGTCCACCACGGCCCGGCTCTTCTTGTCGATCTCCTTGAACTGCTTCGCCAGCCGCGACTTCTCCTTTTTGATCGCCGTAATCCTGCGGGATTTCATCTCTTCCAAAGTCAAATCCGCTCGATCTTCCTCTATTTCCGGCAAATAAACAGCCATAAAAGCGCCTCCTCCGCGCCCGCGGCGCGCGCCCGTCACTCTGCTTTTTTCTCTCTGTTTCTCTTTGCCCCGCCGCTTCATGGGAGGGGGGCCTCACGACCTCCCGCGCATTCTCCCGAGG